CCCCCTGTTTCCCGCTCTTCCCTCGTCAAGATAGCCTTTGAGCAAGGATATCAGAGACGGCGACCCATCCCCGCTTCAGTCGAAGCGAAGGCCTCTGCGCAACGCCAGATCTCCATGGGGATAGGAGACTTGGCTTTTCAGTAAAATACTGAAGAAGCGCAGAGTCGTCATGGATATCGGTCTTTCGGACCCCTGATACAATCTGGGGCACGAGGACCTCGACACGGTGTAAGTCCCGATTCCAGCGGCTCTTGTAAAGAGTCACTGGGTCAGGCATTACATGTGTCTTCAATCCATAGACACCGGAATTGGCATGTACGTAGGGAGCTTCCTCCCTACGTACGGTCGACGCAAGGTACCGAGCCGAGTACAACAACCCCTTTTCCAAGAAGTTGTTATGCACCGCAACTGTACTTGCTACCGCTTCCGGTTTGCTCGTGTTAGGACCATTCCAGTAAGCAGGTGTTACCTGCACACCCTGGAACGCGTCAATACCGCAAGACTCTCTGAAGTTTCCTTCAGAGAAGCTCTTTTGTGTATTGACCTTGAACTTGAGGAGCTCAAGGGCCTTAACACAAAGCTCCCTGCTGTCCTTGGGGACGACAATGTCATCACCAAAGACGGCCACCTCCCCGGTCAGCCGGTCTAGGTTTTCCCTAGTGACTCTCATTCCACGTCTTAACAACGTTGAAGCGAGAGCTACGGATAGGAATACTAGACTTTCAACTGGGAAGGTACAGGCGCTACCCATCGTCGCAAACTTTCGTAGCGACAGGCAGAAGCCCCCGTTTAAGGGAACTTCTACCCAACGGGTACGTGTCGCGTGGAGAGCTGCAAGGAGACTTGGAAGTCTCCAAAACATGCTCTGCACGGTGTGACAGGTGACTCGATCTGAAGCACTAGAGAGATCTAGTGTACAGAGAGAGCCATCTGCCGAAGCCCTCAAGCACAGCGTTCGGTTAAGCTCCTGACTGTTGAAAGACAGAAAGTTGCTTATCCAGCTAGTGCGTGAGCGTGAGCAAAAGTAATGCCAGATATTCTGC